AGTTCTTTAAGTTTTTCATCTGTAGCATTTTTAGCATTTTTCACTTCATTAGCATCAAGGATATCTCTTAATTCTTTACGTTCCATTTTCTCAACGTCTTCAGCAGTGATTTCCTCTTCGCCTTCTTCAGCTACCTCTTCATGAGTAACTTCTTCTACAGGTTCAGTAACAACAGGTTGTTCTTCAACAACTGGTTCTGTTACTACTTCCTCTTCAACTTTTTCCTCTACTACTGGTTCTGGTTCAACTTCAGGAGTAGTTTCTTCAACTACTTCTTCCTTTACTTCAGGTTCTTCAGTAGGTTTAGTTGGCATTTCAGGTACTTCTTTCTTTTCTAACTCTTTTTCACCTACGATTTCAACATTGAATCCTAATACTTTTAGAATATCATATTGTTGCTTTGTAATATGAATTGGAGAAAGAATTGGACCTTTACCAACTGTTGGAATAAACTTTTGACTTCTGATAACAACTCTTACACGTTCATTTCCATTAGTCATTGGTTAGTAATCCTCCTTTTATTCGTAATCTTCAATCTCAACGTCATCATTTTCATCTAAATCGATGTCGTCATATTCTTCTTCATCTTCTTCGTCCTCTGGAAGACCTTCTAAAGCGGCTCCTTCTAATACTGCTACAAGAGCATCTTCTTCTTCACCTAATAGGTCAAGGATTTCTTCATCGTCATCATCTTCTCCATCGCCATCGATGTCATCAAGTTCGTCGAGGTCATCCCCTTCAGGATCAGACATTCCACCAATTCCGTGGAAAGGTGTTCCTTCTGTATCATTAGCATCGATGTATGGGTTACAGCCATCGCTATCATCTACAGCGATGTCAACCGTTTTTAAGTCAGGTTCAGTAGCCTCTCCTAAAAGGTTTGTTTTTTGATTAACATCTTCTTTAAGAATTTCGAACATTTAAGTCATTCCTTTCTAAGTTAATTTAATTATATTGTTCTTCAAATGTTTTAATATAAATATAATACATGGAATTAGCGTATAACTAATACTTTCTTGTTTAATTTTTACCTTTTGAACTAAGCTTAAAACATCTTCGACTTTATTTTCACCTAGTAGGTATCTGATAATAACTTCATGTATTGGATTTATATCACTTATATGTTCTTCTAAATAAATCTTTAAATTCTCCCCATTAGCAATAAAACCTTCACCAAATCCATCCATCTTACTAGGGAAATATATACGCTGATAATAACAGTCTCTATAGATAGCAAATATAGACTGCTTTAGACTCTCTTTAAAGTATGAGATAGCGTTTAGATTTTCTATGTTCCTAGTTTCAATAGCATGGAAAATACTTTCCTCATAGATATCATCATCTACTTCTAATAATTCATCAATATAAATATTCTTTAAGAATGTCTTTATATCAATAAATAGTTTAGTATTATAGAAGAATCTACTTATCAATGGGTCATATTCACCAAAAATTTTACCTTCTTCAGTTTGTTGTTTTATTACAAAGGAATTGAGATTCTTATTATAAAAATATTTTATATATCTCTCACTCATTTTTTCGATTTCTCTTTCAATATCATCCAAAAGGAGCGCATCTTTCTTAGGGATAACTAGTTTATTATTAGAACCCAGATTTTCCAATACAACATCATACTCATCTGATAACTGATTCTTATCAATCATACTAGGGTCATAAGATGTTATAAAGAAAGTAATTTTATAGTATACCTTATTACTGAAGTTACCAGTTTCTACATTAGTTACCCTAAATATCTTAGGAATAGAATTGTAAGAGATAATTAATAAGTCATCTGGTAGAGGTTTAATTGTATTAGGTAATACTAAAGCAGTTGATTCCATTTCAGTCTTAATACCTAATTCATCATCTATTTCTAAAGAGGGTTGAATCTCTTCAATATCATAAATAGGGAAATTCTCTATTTTATTATATCTTATTGGAGACTCTAGACCGACTATTTCAATAGCACCACCTAGACCAATATCTTCTGTTGATTTAGTATTATCTTTAGAATAGTAAGTAGTAAAAGTAGGTGTACCTTCGAAATACTTACTATATTTATCAGTAGAATCAAGATAAGTCTCAACATATTGGTTTATGACCTTTTTCTCTTCAATAAATCTTCCCATATTATCACCTACCTTAATATATTATAAGAATAACACCTAATGAGATGTTATTCTTATTTATGTAAAAAGATTTAGAAATAAAAAATGTAAGTACAACAGTTCGATGACTATTGTACTTACATTAGAGAGAATATACTATTGATTATATGTTTATTTCCTAGATAAAAAATTGAATTTTTAGTTCCTAAGAAATATTAAGACTCATAAATATCCCGTACCTGATTCTTTAACTCAATTAGTCCTTTATTGAGGTATAATGCAAGATAGATATCCTCAGTCATACGTGATATGATACTCAGAGGTGATATAACTGCTTCAATTGGTTCATCTGGTTTGTATTCACTCTTAGGTTCTTCACCTTCAGGAATGATATCAGCTACAATTGTCTTAAGGGCAGTGAAGAATGTTATCTTGTCACCAATACCTAGTTTATCAACATATTCAGTATAGATTTCAATAAGGATACCATCTACTTCTTGTCCTTTAATCTTTCCTTCAGCTTGTTTTTCAGTTGAAGGTAAATCAATATCGATAAAGTCATTTTGAACTATATCGTTGATTTTCTTTTTCTTAGCTTTACCTTTCTTAATATAATCATTAAGAATCTTCTGAAGTGAAGGAGAGAATTCTTCAATATCTCTATTGTAGTAGATGTTAATTGAAACAATCTCACCAGTGTATTTAGACTTAAGAATGTTCTTAGTTAATTCTTTAATAGACTCTTGGAATTCATCACCAATCTTAGATAGTAAATCATTGATTGAATCTTCTTCGAATGAGTTCTCAAAGATAACTAATGGATCACCAGTCTTAACACTTTGTCCTTCTTTAACCATATACTCAACGTTTGTATTCGGTCCAAGAACAATTTCCTTCTTCATGGTAATTTTAGAAGCCATTGATTCAGATAAACTTTGAGTAACAATACTACTATCCTCAAACGTATAATCCGCAGATGTAATAGCTACTTTACATAACTTACCATAAGAATAAGAGATGTCATTTTTATCTTCACCTAAGAAGTATCCAGAGTTCTTAGCAACTACATCATTAGCTTTGAACTTATCTCCTTCTTTAAGGATCATATCTTTCTTATTTGTTAAGTAGACGTTTCATTCATATAGATTCGCTACATCTATACAGTTCTCTTATGAACTTCCCTAACTTTCATTAGGATACTAGACTATATCTTCACTATATAATAGTGCCTCCCGTTTCCAGACCTCAATCGCTTAGGCTGTACTCTACTCTCTTCCTTTACCTAACATTTCACAATGATCTAGTAAAGTGATTTCGATAGTCGTTGGACATTCTTTCTTATAACCGTTTTTATGGACTCACTAAGTATATATTATAATTATGTAGTACAATATTATATATAATTTATAAGGAGTGTTTTATTATGACAAAGGACTACTTTTTAGAGAAAAGAAATGCTATTATCGAATTAGTTAAAGATGAAAGTAAAAGAATCATTAATAATTACGACGGTAGTACAGAACCATTATTAGGTTATGCATTCCTAGAATGCGGTTTAATAATTAACCTGAATCCATATGAAGACCAAGACCTTCATATACTTGATATTAAAGGTGATAAGATACATAAAATTCCAGTACCAATTTCAGGCGGTAAAATTATATGTGAAACCACTTCTGATCCTGATTTAGCAGTCAATCTCTATAATGAGTCCATTGAAGAAAGAGCATCATGGATGACTCAAGAAAATACTAAGAAAATGTATATGGATAGAATTATTGTTTTATTCCATATCTTTTCATGATTACAATGGAGACCTTTAATCGGGTCTCTTTTTTTTTTTATTGGTTATAAGAAAGCTTTGATGCTGATTATCCTCGTCTTATTCGTTAGGACTTCCCAGCAGTTAAAGAGGTTTAACGTGAACTGTATCCAATCCACCGTTACCATTCTTAGCTAACTGTCTAGAGATATCTACAATATCTTTAGTACCATCATTATACTTAAGAATAGCAATATGTTTTTTTTCATCAATACTCTCAACCATACCATCCTTCTTAGCTTTAGCAACAAAGTCGTCACCTAAGATATAAGGAATAGTTTTCTCTACACCAGAACCAAATAGAAGTTTGTTCTGTTTAGCTACTGGTATAACGTGTTTCTGCTGTGTAACCTGCATTCCAATACGTGGAGGATCGGCATGTTTACTAGTAAACGGACTCAATAACTCAGCAGGAGTATAGATATCAGTATTAGGGTTATGATTCTTATCTAAATCTAAAAATCCCCTAGTGTTAAGCAAGCTTGGATTATAAGTTAACTGCCTTACCACGCCTACCTTGTTACTATCTGGTGAGTTAATTCCTAAGATACCTTTCATAGAAGGGTCATAAGAACGAATTTCCTTAGTATAAGCTTGGTCTGAGTTCGTACCACTTAATCCTTTATAAGTAGCACCACCCATCTTCTCAATCTCTAGAGAAGGGTTAAGTACTGAATATTCATCTACTATAGGTGATTCTAATAGACGTTTTAATAAGATATCTTGTGGAACACTTACTCGAATAGGATTACCTGCATTTAGAGTATCTTTATAAGTTTTAAATGAATCAGCAAAGATTTTATAAAGCATACCATTAACTTGCTCTGCTCCACGAATACGATAAGATGTCATATCATTCAGTTTAGTAAATGATAAGTCTTCTAATAACGTATTAGAGTATAGAAGAATGTCATAAATGTTTTCAGGTAATTTAAGTGACTTTAATACATCCAAAGTAATTGGATCAACCATTAATGATAGAGTATTATGGAAACCTTTACCAGCATTTCTACTACCGTATAAGTTATAGAATACATCTAGGTAAGGTTCTTTAGACTCTAAATCAGCAATATTATACTGACTAGTATTCATTACATTTAAACCAGAGAGTAATAATGAGTTTCTAATACGACTAGAATCATAGTATAGATAGCCGTCTTTGAACTTAATTTTACCCTTATCATCTTGTACAGATACTTTCTTATTCTTCTCAGAGAAGTCGTATTTAACTCCATATCTATCTAAAGTGTCCATCAATCCATTCTCATAACCTAATAGTAATACTAAAGGTACAGTCTTGTTATTGATTTCAACTCGTGTATAAGAAAGACTATTAGTATTCTTAATCTTAGATAAGTCGTCGTATATACTTTCATCTAGTGCTGGGAATAAGTTGTCTATAACGAAAGATGTAAATGATCCTGAAGCTTCCTCTTCTGCTCTCTTATCGATTAAGAAAACTTCTTTGCTGATATAATCGATTCCAACAAGACGGAATGGCTTCTTCGTATAACCTGCTATCATAAATCTTTCCTTATCGTATTCAATATCCGTTAGAGCTTTAATTGATTTAGGGTTATTAGGATTCAATAATTCTTGGACTTCACTTTGATCGAATATCAGGTTTAAATCGTTAACTTGAAGATTTAATAGATAAGATGATATATCATTATACTCCATTGTAACATTATAAGAACTATTAATAGTTAATGAGTTACCATTCTTATAGTTCAGTGTATTACCATCTTTAACGTTACCTTTTAAATCTAAGTTCATCATTTTACTTAGGTAATTAAGTTTATTAGACTTTCTAGTACCAAAACGAGTGATGAAGAACTTATTGTAGTTAGTAGTAATCTGAACTGTATCTGGTTTTGTCTTTACAATAGGTTTAAGCATGATTTGTTTCATGATAAGCTTTTTACCACCATTAACTTGCATGAATCTACCTTCTTTAGTGATTGGTAAGTCTATCTTGAATGTATGCTTAGTTTTAAATTCATCTTGTAACGTTACTGTATATGTCATCTTCTTTGTTAAATCTGTAGAAGTGTTTTCCTTTTTAACATCTGTTACGAACATCTTTACATCAGAATCATTATTAAATGCAGTAATTACAGATACTAAATCTTTATCAAACTGCTTATTGATGTAGCTATCATCG